CCCCCGCCGCTATCGAAATGGGCTTTGGTGTTCGTGAGTTTAACAATGACACTATCATCGTTGTTACTCCTCAAGGCACACAAAAAGTCTACGAAGGATTCAAAGACCCGGTTTCGTCTGTCACGTTAGGTATTGTCCTGACGCACGCTATCCTATCGACAAGCTACCACTAACGGGGTCAAATGACCATCAAAGCTCTAGAGGACCGCATCGGTTCTCTATCAAAGCCTAGCAAGATGCCGTGCCACGGGTATA